CCTTTATTTTCTTTGGTTATTTCTTTACCAACAGCAAACTCAAGCAATGCTTTTGCGCCACCGATAGATTGATAATTTAGAAAAGCCGGAACACAATACACACGTCCTCTAAAGTCTAGCTGAACAGGATAGTAGATTTTCTCATACTCTCTAAACTTTTGTGCTGAGTGTAGTATTTTAGAAAATAATATCCTCTTAGACATTGTTCGCTTATTCTCCGTATGAATAATAGAAGCTTGCTTCCTGTATTCTTGGCGAGCTTTTTTGTTGGTCTCAATGTCATGTGGTTTATTAGGAAGTGGTATTAGATTTGACGAAGGCATAGCGCCCCACTCATAGCCGTTATCCCATGAATGGTTCATCACATCTAAAACGAACGTATTGACCCTATAAGGCGTATTCTGAATAGTATTGACTGCTTCATATACCTCTGGCATCTGAAAGTTCTCTAGCTCTTGTTTGAAGCGTCTATTCTTTTGCTTCACTAAGTCCAATGGAGGCATTTCAGAAGTCCAATAAGCTCCACCTTCTACGCTAGTCCACTCCTTTGGCTTCATAACTGTAGGCAGATACTCAGGGTTCAATAAATCATTAAAGTTATTACGATTGGCTATCCATTCAGCAGTTTTCTGTGTCTGCCTGATAACCTTTGTACGTTTCTTTTTAATTACTTCATGGCCTATTTCAATCAAGCCTGTGCTTTCGACCATAAGTTCTACAAGGCGTATGCCAACGTGCAGCTTTTCAGTCTTAGTCCATTCAGTCCACTCCACGTGTCCACGTTTAGCGCTTTCACGAAGCTTTCTTCTTTGATAGGCATAGTGCCTGCTTGGCCTTTTATCCAAGTCCTTCTTGACTGTGTTGTATAGCTCCGGGTTTAAATTGGCATAGTTCTTGAGTGCTACCTCAGTCTCTATTTTGCCCCCTAATGTGATACAACTGCCTGTAAATGGCTTTCGCTGGGTTACTGTGTTGATTATGTGTCTGGCGGTGATAAGTGCAGAAATTTCAGGTTCTACCTCACATAGCCGTAAGTATGCTATTTCTGGCCTCCCGGTCTTATCCGCTTGGACGTTTAAATAGTCATTTATTGCTGAAGCAAGGGGCTTTATGGTCTGAGCGACCATAACCTTGCCGTAAGATGTGACGCTTTCTTCGCTTCTTTGTATGTGCGATTGTCGTCTTTTTGATGTGCGAGACTTACCAAGTTCCTTCATCTCCTTCTCATGAGCGTATTGGTCTTGATATGTCGGTAGGCTTTCATAAATTTTAGCCATAGTGTTTACTCTCCTTAATTTAAAGTTTAAATTATGAAGAGGAGGAGAAGTTATCGTTTCACGTGAAACTAGCAATATGCTTTACTTGGGAAACCCAACACCGCAGTCTTTCGATTTACTGATTTGTAATCCGTTGGAAAAATCAGTCTTCGATGTTTTTAAGTTTCAAAAAGTTTAACGTTAGCAACAACTTTCCTCACTCTTCATTTTTTAGACAATGCCAATTGATGGCAAAAAGTATAATGCTATCCGTTATGGGATTTTTCATCAATTAGGCTTTCAACATTATCTTCCTTTGCTTCCTGCCTGTCATTGTCAAGGATGTCAACAACACCGAAAGTATGCTGTGGCATCAAGTGACTGTAGCGTTTAGTCATCGCTAAAGTCTTATGACCCATCAACACAGCTATTCTGTGAAAGTCGACCTGTCCTGATTGGGCTAGACGTGAGGCATACGTGTGTCTCAAAGCGTGCAAGGTAAATTCCTTGTCTTCTTCAAGACCCATGATTTCTCTCATGTCGTCCCATTGATGCTGCAGCGTCCAATAATTGTAATTGAACACAACATCACCATCTTCTTTACCGTCAACAAGTGGCTCAACGATAGCACGAGCTCTCTTAGTTAATGGTACATTTCTATTAGTGCCGTTCTTAGTATCAAGCACAAGAATGTACGTAGTCTTAGAGATTTCATCATACCGTATGTCACCCTTTGTCAACTTCAACGCCTCGCCTTTGCGAAGGCCTGTATCCATTAGGAACATAAAGAAGTCTAGGTATGGTTTACGCTTGTCCGAAGACATAGCCTTAACCATTTGTTTTTCTTCTTTTGGTGTTACCCAACGTAGCCGTGCGTTGTCTTCAGTATGCCATTTGATGTGAGGAAATTCCTTCATCTCATAAACATCTTTACGATGCCAAGCATACTTTAACATTTTAGATAATGCAGAGTTGTAACGGTTGATAGTCGCATCCGTTCTGCCTTTTGCTTTCAAATGTTTTTGTAAAGCATCAACGTGTGCAGTTCTTACATCTTTAACTAAAATGTCTTTGCCAAACAACTTAACAATCATCTCAGCATAAACTGCTTGAGTTTTATTCCATCCTTGCTGAGTTAGTTCAGCACGAACGCCGTCAAGTGTTTGGTCAGTAATGCTATCAGTATCATGTAATTTGATTACTAATGGCGTTACTTCTTGGTCAGACCATTGGTTTACTTTTTTCATATTCACCTCCTCTCTGTATAAAGTTAGTTGCATTTATTTTTTCTTCTTAACTGAAGAACGTAATCGCTCTTCTCGTTTTAGAAGCTCCGTGTAAGGAACAAACTCTTCTGCTTTACGCTTTTGAAGTTCCTCCTTAATACTGTCTAACTGCTCTTTGAACTGTTTCTCCAGCTCTTGTAACTTTTTTAAGTTTTGAGCTGCTTGTCGCTGTTGCATTTCATTAATACGATAATCACTTTCAGCACGCTCGATGTATCTTTTATCTGAAACACGTCTTCTGCGTTCTTCCATGCTGATAGGCATAGATGCAATAACGTAGTCCATTAATTTATCTGCAACACGTGCGCCCTTTGGTGTTAAGAAAACAATCTTACGTCTTCTCTCCATTGGGTCATCTTCAGTAGTTAACAGTCCTAATCCAAAACGTGCTTTCAATGCTCTCTTAGATGGCGGCCTGCGTCTGTTTGCAGCTCGCTCTAAAACATCTCTTGGATTATTAATAAGTTGGTCAGACAGTTTCATTACGTTTCGACTAACGCTTGCCTGTGCAATGCCTAAGTCTGTTCCAATATCATCCATAGTTACACCGGTTCTGCCGAAATCGTTTCCTCCTGTGCGCCGAGCTACATACAGAAATACAGCGAGTGATTGTGCTTCCATTCTGGAATCCAATCCTCTAACTAAGTCAACTATATGTAGCAGCGACTCTAACTTGCCTTTAGTTAAGTCTTTGACTCCTTCTGGCATTTGTCTCCCCCTTTCGGTTTAGTTGTAGGAAACAATCCTAAGATTGTTCTTGGTGCATTCTGCTGTGACTTATTATTTTTAAGTCTCCAAATTTTTCCTACCATGTGACTAGACCTTTTATTTGCCGGCATACTTTGCTGCCTCCTGAGCTGCAATCTTCTCAATCACTTTTGCAATTGAAATATCAAAGCCCACTTCGTAGCTGATTTGGTCTTTCACTTTTGTTAAATCCTCATGCGCCTGTTTACTGACGCTAACTGAGGTGTATCTAAATGTATCTGGCATAGTACTCTCCTTCCTGCCATTGTTTGGATTATAGCCGATAGTGGCTAGCTATTCTACATCGAGTGTTCCCTATTTGTGTATGTACAAACGCCAATAGGCGAAATCTAAGATAAACTCCCACAAGTCATCTTTATAATAACGTGTAGTGTACTTAAATTTTTCCCATCTCGTGAAACGCTCGAGCTGAATTTCGTAATTAAATAGTCGAATGTGAATCATCCTGCATTTTATCTCTCTTTCTGCCGTATCACCCACGGCTGGCTTAATTCCATCACGCACAGATTATTCTGTGGTGAGTAAAACCCTCTAGGTGTTCGTCCGAGATAAAATTCGTCTCAGAGCAGGAGGTTGAGGTCTCTCCCGTAACAACTGATGCGACTCCTACATCTTCTCAGCAGTTATTAATGCGCTCCTATAGAGGCATCTCTAAAGTGACTTCAAAATACCAGCTCGTGGCATTCAAAGTCAAGTTCGGATATTGAATATATGTAAATAAGTATCGTCTAGTAAACGCCGCAACCCCCCAATATGAGTGAGAGGCTGCAGCTTACATGAACAAGGAAATGAGCCGTCTAGTAAACGGATGCTGTAAGAAAGCAAGAAAGGAAGCACCGTCTAGTAAACAGCTCAAGTCAAAAAATGAGAAAAATTGACCTAGAAAGGATTAAGAAGCCAAAATTTCTCAAAGCGTCTTCTTCGCCGGTAGAAAGAACAAAGAATAAAACCCGGCAAAAAAAGACATCAAGCGAGGCAACTCTGTGCCCCGCTCAAAGTCATTTTTTCTTTTTTGTTTGTAGTTGCTGCAAGTATGCAAAGACTTGCTTCTTTTGTTTGGCTCTGCATAAATCAAAGCCCCCCAAGAAGTAAGCCTTCAAGGGGTTTTTGTTTGCAGAAATTCTTATTCTATTTTTATGAGTGTCTATGTAGTCCATTTGTATGCCCTCCATAGTCTGATACAAAAAAATAAAACAGGAATGAACAACAGGCCGATAATGCAGCCGGCAGCCGTGCCAAAAGCTAGAGCAGCATTAGCAGCTCCAACGCCTCCGAGAAAATCCGAAAGCGTGTTTCCCAACCCTGCCCCGACTACTGCGCCGAGGCCGTGTTGAAATCTTTTAGGCAAGAACCGTTCCAGCTCCAAGCCCGTCATTGCGCCTATAATCATTACGGCGTTATCAATGATACCAAAAATTATATAATCAATCATTGATAGCCTCCGCTTCTCTTTGGTCTTCGAGCTCTTGAGCTTTATTGACACGCTCAGAAATTATATTCTTGCAAGTCTCTTCAACAGCCCACCAAGCCATGAGATTTTTAAAAGACGTTGAGCCGGTAATGTCTGCAGCTCCGTTCAATTGCGCAAGGTATGAAAACACGTTGCCTGAGAAAACGTTGTCTGCTTCATCAGCAGCCAAATCCCAAATTTCTTTTTCGTGCTTGTCATAAAAGGCAACTGTATCGGTGTAATAAATTAGTGAACTTACTACGCCGCTTTGGCAGCCGTGCTCAACAACTTCAACGATGTTGAGGCCGTCCTTCTCTTCTTGAAGAACGAAGTCTTTTAGATTTGATAGTATATCATTCATAATGATACTCCTTAATTTTAGATTGTTTGATAATGCTTCAAAATGAAGCTGCAGCTCCCGGGTGATGGTCGAGAGCTACAGCTCCACTTTGAGTGAGGAAAGTAGAACCAGCCTTCTTCAAGAGGCCTCATGCTGCTATGGACACAACGATGAAGCGTTAACCGCCTCCGGTTCTAAACTACAGGTATTCTGTAGCAGGGGCTTGCAAGTCTTAGTCCGGGTTCATCGGTCTTACTTCTCCAGCCGTCAGGCCAGCTCCTAAGAGCTGCGGGCTTGCTACCCTTGGCGTTTGGTATGTTTGAGGAGGTAAACGCCAGCTAAAATGCTCCTATCGAATCATAGAATATTAACTCGATAAGCGTATTATATACGATAACGGATACAAAGTCAACAACGAAATAATATTTTTACTACCTGCCCTATACTCGAAGTTCTGTAGGCGTTGCTAATTATGAAAAAAAGGGCTACAGCCCGACTAAAGGCGTAAACTCTCAAAGCGCCTAAACTGTAGCCCCATTCCTCCTGATGGTGTCCGTGCCCCCACAGACACAATGATACGAGCTGAAGGAGACCAGCTATCATATACAGGAAGGAATATAGTTGTGGAGGTATATAGCTAGTGTTGAACCTAGGTATATCTTATATGGGAACTAAACTCCCAACGGCTAAAAAAATAGACCCTATAAGAGACAAACACGAAATAAAAATGCCCGGCGTTTGCCAATTGATATGCTATCAGTATATATGCATTTTTTTTGGCGCTATGCCTTGCACTAACTTTGCTTTTTTGCAGCCACAGGCGGCCGGCCACGGGGTAAAAATCGTCTAGTATAGTCGTAATACCCCTTCATATTTTTTTATCTAATATTTCGCATTCTGTAAGACAGCTCTTCGCATCTATGAGGTGTCTGTTGATTCCACTTACTGTCTTTCATTTCCCACCCTGCATCTTCATAGTCCTTGTTCTCAATTGCTGCGAGCATCTTCTTAAACTTAGAGACTCCAAATTCACCTAATTGGAAGCACATCTCCACCAAGATACCAAATGCTTCTGGGTGTGTGTCTTCTTCATTTACGAGTCTCCTAGCGCCATTTAGAGCTATTTCAAAATCCTTATCAAATAATTCTAACCAACCCTCTTCTGTAGTTGGTATCTCTTCCCCCTCGTTAATCTTGTGTCCTATTCCCCCTGTCAAAAAGCCCTCAGTACACTTATAGGGCTCTAGTCGATACCCTTCGTGTTTACGAATGCTTTCTTTTACGTCTTCATATTTCATAACCAATTATCTCCTTTTGGTGTTGCGCCAATTGCGGTCTCCATAAATAAATCTAGCTCTCTATCGAGCATCTCTTCTTTGTGTTGGTCGAATGCAAGGATTTGGTCTCTATCCATACGCTCAACCCAATAGTTTGCAGCTATAGCTAAAGCATCTAGTTGGTCATCGTGCCTAAGAGCGCCTTTGTCTCGTGTTACACGTGTCATTTGTCTAAATAATTGATGGTCAGGCGGTAGCTGAAAGTCTTTCCTGATTAAATCTTCATCTATTACGAGCCTGTGTGTATTCATAATAGGCTCAAGAGTATCTATAATCCTCTTCTCTTTTTGTATGCTGTGTCTAACTTCTTCTATTTCACAAGGGTGTATGCGTGACATAACAGGTTTTAGAAGCTGTGTTGCCATGCCATCACCAAAGTTTGACTCAATAACTACATAATTAACGTCTTGTCTTTTAGCTATATGAGACAATTGCTCTAATGTTTCGTCACTATAACCGCCTTCAAGAGCTCCTACGGCTGTTAAATACAAAATACCATGCAGCATTTTAATAACTGCGTAGCCTGTGCGGTCTTCTCCACGCCCGGAAGGGTCAATCGACATGACTGTTCCTTCCCAAGGCGCAAACTCTTCACTCATATAGAGATAAGAAGTCCACAAGTCGCCTTTCAACCCCACGTTTGGTATGTCTGAGCTAATCGCTGTGATTTGGTCTTGGCCACTTGCCCATTGTATCTTTGCAGGAGCTTCATCCCATGATGAACACCCTGAAAGAACTATGAGGTCGTTGAGTTTAAGTGGATATTTGTTTGCATCACTTAATGTTGTATCCAACATGAACTGCAAATTGAAACCACTTCTACCATACGAACTAAGTCGTTCCATCAAATCTATTTCATTAAATCTATCTGGGTCTGTAGGTTTACCTTCTTTGTCATCAACAGCACTAATCACGTGTGCTAGTTTTTCTCCATAGCCTATGCTTTGTGTCTTTGTAGGATACAAGGCTGGCCATACTCTAGTTTTGAAACCACGTTCCTCTAATGAGTTATACAAACTCATTTCTGTTTGTGGTGTCCCTAGAAAAATAATTCTACCTACTTCAGGTTTTATAATCGCATCAAATTCTTTTACTGTTTCACTCAATCGGTCACGCATGAGCTGCGTCTGAGAGTTGTTTGCACTCTCAACGTCATCAGCAATAATTAAATCTGCACGTGAACCTGTAAGTTGACCTGTAACGCCCATACTCTTAACACTTGGAGCGTGTGAAGCTCTGGCAGGCGCTACATCAAAGCTGACTTTAGAATGCCTCTGGTCATCCCGGGGCTGCAAGTGTTGCAGCAATGGCATCTCACTAATCAACCTTTGCGTGAATGTAGAGAAGTCATCAGCTCTAGTTTTACTAGCTGAGACCACTAGAATATTCCTATTAGGATTTAATAGTAATTGGTGACAGACAAAAGCACTTGTAATCCAACTTTTACCTACACCTCTGAAGGCCTGTATGACTAATCTCTTGTCTTTTGACTGTAAGTAATCAGCAATATCGTATTGTATCGGTGTTGGCTGTGGTAAATTAAGGTGTTTCCAACAAAGATACAGAAAGTTTTTAAAGTTTTGTATCTTATTCATCTACATCAAAAGGCACTTCATCTAAAATGTTGTTGGCCTTCTTTACAATGTCTTCTGAACTGTAGGTCTTACAGACTTCTAGGCATACTTTCATCTCTGATGCTGTCAAATCATCACCTGATTTTAGTTTCTTATATGCTTGTCTGACTAATAAGACCGGGAGCTCGTCTACAATACTCTCTATTGTGTCTTCTTTTTCCATTTACTCGATAATTTTCTTAATGCGTTTACGTTCTCCCATATCAATTTCAATTTCTGCTTTAACTTGTTTGCATTGCATAGAGATACCTTCTTGCTCTTCGCCAATCTGTCTCGTAACAATGCGTTTCTGTTCAAGGCAATCAGCCATGCCGCTAGTTGGTACATATTCAATCACCTTTCCGTTCTGTATCATTAGAATAGCGAATACTATTTCAATCATATTGTGAACCGT